CGTAATATACCCGTGTACACCTATGGTTAGTGTACTGTACTATATAGAGTGCATTTAATAGTTTTATGCATTCTGTATAGTACACACTAATAACGTAAAAAGGTATGGTTTGTGTATACCTTTATCACCTTTTAAACCGCAACTATAGTATAACAGTAAATAACTGTATGTACACTCACATATCACGATTAACTACTACAAATTCAAATACCTATACTAGTGCTGAAGAATGGCATAGTGAACATGGTCCCAGTGGTGTACACAACAACTATGTAATTAAAGGTACTATTCAGTGTGATGGCACTGGTTCAGTTATACGCACACTAGTATATGACAATTACTCACAACGTCAATTACATAGTGCTAGTAAGAGATCAGTATCCAAGTCATTTACTAGCGAGCTAATACAAGAGATATTGTCGTAATTGATAAGTATTAAACAAATGGCGAAATCAAAACATTTGTTTACACTGACAAGCGAGTATGCCAGTTATCAATCTAACAATCCTTTAACAAAATATGTAGAACGTGTGTGCGGAATTAATAGTACACAAAAGGCGTTACCGACGAAAACTGCTACTCAAAAACTTCGCAAAAGAAAATACCGGGCAAAATAAAAATTTTTGCTACAGAATTTTTTGGTATTTTACTAGTACCCTTGTCATTACTATATCAATAGGTTTGTGTATACCCTTTATTACCTTTGAAAAATTGCTTTAACCGACGTCTTCGTCAGACAGACCAGCAGTTTATTCGCGGGGCCAACGGAACTCGTCCGGGTTATTACGGCGCCATTCTCTTTCTTTGTATTTGGTATATACTATGTGATACACTACTGCGAGTGTGAGTATTCCGAATATTAATAATAAAAAGTCTAGTATCATTTTACGTTATCAAATATATGCGTCATGTCTGGAAATGCTTCTGCAAACACTTGTCCGCGATGTTGTTCTAGTCGTTCTACCCATTCTTTCATTTCGGGTAATCGTTGACTCCAGTCTTCTGCGTTCATAAAGTTAACGATATTTTCAAAACGTTTAACTCCATATGTACTTGCTAACCAAGTATCATAGTCTACGTTGTTTTCTTTTACACCTGTACAACTTTGCCAGTTTTCTTTTAACCACGGAATAAAGTCTTCACGATATTTGCGTGTTACTTCTTGTTTAAAGTCCTTGGGTAATACTTTAACGTTTAGTTGTGGTGGCCAATAAGCAAAGTGCATATTAATACCGCCTGCTCCTAGAGGCCAACTGTTAATCTTTTTAAAGTTCTGACTTAATTTCCATTTAACAAACTCTGGAATATAATAAACATTTAATGCCATAATAGTAGTAGCAGTAGTTACTTCTACATTAGGTCCTGTGTTATCCAATACGTGGAACTGCTTTTCCTGATGTTCCCATATGGAAGGATAACGTATATAATCATTTTGTTTGCCATGGGCATCAATACTGTAGTGGAATCGTACACGTTTAAATTCGTCCCAAAGGTCAAAAAGGCGTTGTGGCATTTCTACACCATTTGAGTTATAACGCAATTCAATTTGTTTTGCGTATCCACGTTTTACTACTTCTTCCAATAGTGTATAGTGTTCTTCGATTACAGTTGATTCACCGCCTGCAAAGTACAACTGATACATATGAGGTATTTGTTCATACAGTTCGTCCCAAAACTCTGGATTGTTTTTGTGCCAGTTGTAACTAGCACCATCTACTTGTCCTTTGTTATACCACTGCATACTTTCTTGCAGTTTAGGATTTTCTAATGTAGGATATATCTTTTGCCAGTCTTTTACCCAACCACTGCTATCATGTGGACTACACATAACACAACCCAGTTGACACTTACTACCCATACGCAAATCTATATAACGTATCTTAGGTGGCACTGATCCATCTGCTTGAGTTTCTTTTACAATCTCTTCCAAGTCAAACCTATTACCCCAATACTCTGTTTCCCACATACGTTTACTGGCGTGTCCGGCTTCCTCTTCTTTGTAACACTTCAAACAACTAGCAGGTTTTTCACCTTTTAGCATTTGCAGTCTTACTGATTTCATATATGTATTGTTCCAAGCATCAGTTAAGTTAGTAGTATTAAAGTTAGCAGGTGCACCATTGTCGTTTTTTAGTACGCCTACTTCTCCACCGCCTACTTTCTTACTACTGTCTGGATCTTGTACACTACTGGCATTTGCAGTACAACATACTCGCATATGTCCATTAGGACGACTTGATAAGTGCATCCAAGGTAAAGCACAAAATGTTTTTGAAGGGAGAGGTTTTTTCATTGTTATCCTTTGTGTAATTCTAATTCAGGTATATAGTCGTTAATGTTGATATTACGAGCAGTATCTATATATTGTACATAATCTTTCAGCATTTGTCTAGTCTTTTCGTTACTGCCCCAATTGGCTACATCTTTGTAGTATTTAAGTGTATATGATAAATCTTTTTGTGTTTTTTGGTCTAATGTTTCATACACTTGTTGCATACGTTGAAGTCCTAGATGTAATTGTTCATTTGTTAGTCCTTGTACTAATAATTGTTTAGGTTGATTTAAATGATAAACATCAAACCCAATATTAGGAAAGTGTGTTTGTAGTTGTTTAATTGTATTTGGAAAATCTAAATAGTTTAAACTCATTACAGTCATACCAAAATAACATTCTACATTTTTGTTTTCTTTTTGATACTGATCCATACGTTTAATATTTTCAAATATTATATCCCATTTGCCTGGATAACGTATATACTCGTTAACACTTCCCCAACCTTCTATACTGTGTACAACACTAATACGTTTAATTTGTTTTAAATAATCGTGGTACTTTGTAATATCAACTGTATTGTTAATGTTTAATATTAAATGATTCTTTGGACTGTTTGCTGTTGCTACTGCTTCTATAATAGGAGCAAACTCTGGCATTACAGTTGTTTCACCACCATTTAATTTGAATCGCCAAACGTTATCATACAATGGTTCTATCTTGTGCTTGTTATCATTATACCAATCGCCTACAAGTATTGGTCCTGTGTATCCTTTATGCTTTTTACTTTCTAATGCATATTGGCTACTGCGATTGTTATTACACATAACACATTTACTATTACAATAATTACTTGGTTTAAAATCTAAATAATTTATATCTTTTATATCAGCAGTTTCTTTTTCATATCCTGAAAATGCAATTCCCCAATGTTTCTCGTATTGTTTTATTTCTCTTAATCTTTTACTAATGTTACCTGAACGTTCTTCACTGTAACATACCTTTTCACAATGCGGATTTGTTTCACCTGCTAACATACGACGTCTTATATCTTTAAACTTATTCGAGTTATATGCTACAGTTAAACTTTCTTTTGGATCTAAAGGTTTATCAAACTTTGTAATTTCACAACAAGGACTAGGACTTCCATCAGTATTAACGCATAAGTGTTGCCATAACAATGGACACATCAAATGGTCTTTATGATATTCATCGTACTTTGGGTGTTTACTTATAGTTGTCATAATCTCTTTTAGTAATTAAACTTATTCTTAAACCGCCTTTACATTTAAAGAAAGGTTTTCCTATTGTACTGCTATGAACAGACGCAGTATCAAATGTATATAAACTTCCTGGTTGCCAGTTAAAAGAATTTTCAATAGTTAAACCGTTATATCTTTCTATTGGACTAGGTGCTCTGAATAACTCGTGTTTAACAAATTCATCTTCTGTCATTTTGTTTACTGTTTCTATATCACACCATCCATCTTTAATAGTATAAACATTATCTATTAAAGTATAATCATCGAAACTTCTATAATGCGTTGTGCTTTTCCAACCACCGTTATCAAATGTACAACCGCTGTCTACTACTCTTTGATCATAAAAAACAATTTTACTTTTGTTGTGCTTTGGTTCTAAATACAAAGGTATTAACAAACTTCTATAAGTTATATCATCTTTTTCAAATGTATTATCTATCTCTGGCATATCAGTATGGATACCATATTGATGTGGAGTATGAAAAAAGTTACCACTGTACGTTGTTACTTTATCAAAGTCTATTTCGTCTTTTACTATATCTTTAATAACAGGAACAACAAAGTCCTTTGCTAACGTTTTAAAATTACCTCTAAAAAATAAGTTTCCTGTTGGACTTGTACGCCATGTTTCGGTCTTTCGAAACATAAACTCTGCAAGTTCTTTTAATTGTTCTTCAGTAAAAACGTTTTGATATTCCATAGATGGTTTAACATACTTTGCAACATATTCGTTTTTAAATCCATTATCAAATTTCATTACTTGAATTGCTCCGCAAAAGGATCAAATTCGGATCCACATTTCATTGCACATACTTTTAGTTTTCCATCAGCACAACTAGACTTTGTCCAACTGTTTGCTATATCGTCAAATATACCAGTTGCAAATACTTTGTCTAATCCGTGTTTAGCATTGATAGAATCTTTACCGCCTACTTGTTCTATAAAGTCCCAAATAGGTTCTTCCTTTTTAGGATCTTTATGCCACCACTTGTACATACGACCGGCAGTCCAACAACAAGGAAGTGCCAGCCCTTCGGCACTAATATAAAGACTCTTTGTAGTATCATTAGATACTTTACATCTAATTGATGCTCTATCATAATAGGCATCCATACTACCGTGTCTGTTGACTAGTTCTTCTTGTTGTTGTAATGCTTTGTTTAAATATTTATTGTCTGGCTTTTTGAGCTCAGTACTGTCTTTACCTTTACGGTCTTTTGCTTGATGAGATTCTTTTGCTTCGGTATTAGCAGTAACAAAACGTCCTGTCTTCTTACTAACAAAACTTTCAAAGCCTAGTTCATCTGCTAGTGCTTTTGCTTCATCTACTTGATGTTGATTATGTTCAAATATTAAAAAGTCCCAACGAGCTCTTCCGCCACCTTTAATAAAGGCTCTCATACTTCTTTCAACATTGTCCCATACAACACCTTGCCTATATAAATGATTAGTATCTCGCAAACCATCTACACTAAAGATGACGTGTCCATGTTTGCCAAATACTTGTGCTAGTTTAATCCACCAATCTTCTTTTTGTGCACCAGCATTTGTATTCATACTTAAATGTATGGTCGGATTGTTTTGGCGAAAGTATTCAAATATTTCTAATGTATCCGTAGCAACAATTGGATCACCCAAGTTACCACACATATACATTGACTTTAGTTGTTTAATAAATTCTGGTTTAAAGATATCTTTACAGTCTTGTAGTGTTAGTTCATCTAAATTAATATGTGGATTGATTCCTTGTCCATTCATATTTCTATCACACATAGGACAAGCCGCTTGACACTTTTGCGTAACTTCTAAATGTATTGTATCTATATCAGTTATCTTGTACATCTATTCCCAACACCATGGTAGCACTTGTTTACTATTTGTTTTTCTTCTTTCATCTAATGCAGATAAAAATCTTTTCATTTTATCATTTAGTTCTTCATTGTACTCATATTTTGCATACATATTTTTTAAAAACTTATGTTCACAATTATCAGATGCTTGTTTAACAACATCTGGCTTCAATGCGTTTAGAGATAATTGAGTTGGATTGTACAATGGATTCATTAGTATTCTACGTTCAAGTTTAGGATGTAAACTAGCAAACGTATCAAATGTTTTTTGTGTAACAGGATAATTTAATGCGCCAACTGTAATATTTAAAGTTGCTCTTACATTACTTTCGAATAAAACTTTTTTAAAATTAGTTAACCAAAGATCCCAATTCATTGGAAAACGTATATACTCATTTACTTCTCCATAACTTTCAACACTAAAAGTCATGTGTACTTTTTTAAACTTATTTAAAATTTCCCATACTTTATCGGTAAAACTAACTCCGTTAGTTATGAATCTTAATTCAGTATTTTGTCTATTCCATTCATTGTTACTTAAACGTTCTATAAACTTAATTACATTCTTCATATAAAAAGGTTCACCACCTGCAAAGTTTATTCCTTTTGCTTTGTCTACTGTATTAGTATAAATGTATTCCCAATCGACTTTCTTTCTATTAATAGGAACACCTTTATGTGTACTTGCACTAAACTCATTATATATATCAATGTCCTCTGCCCATTTACTGCTCCAGTTGATATTACACATTACACATTTTAAATTACAAGTGTTATCTGGTCGTATATCCCAATAAGTTATTGCGTCATTGTTCTCATAACCATATCGCTTGTTATATGTTATTCTAGGACTAATCAATCCGGCATCTTCAGATACTTTACAAGGACTACATATATCTGGCCAGATACCATTTTTTAAATCTTTTCTTGCTTCTATTACATCATTAGAGTGTACTATTTCATCTATAGTTGAAACATAGTTAGTTGCAGATTTCATATTACAACAAACTCTGTTATGATATCCGTTATCATTAACTCTTATGAATACACTATTATATAATTTTGCACAAAACATATTATTTCTCACAAACTCTTTTTCTGAGATCGCTAGTACTGAATCTATGATCTCTTTTATTAAAGTAAAGTTCTATTCCTCTTTTGCGACATATGTCTTTACCTGTAAAGTCTTTATCTCTGTATTCTTCGCCTAGTATACGAATGTTGATAGGCAGTGTTTCTAATATGTCTTCTAAATCTCTTTCAGTTTGATAAGGTACTACTTCGTCAACATACTCAACTGCTTTTAGTTGTAGGTATCTTTCAAACATAGTTTGTATTGGACTGTTCTTTGTGTCAGGTCTATCGATAGTTGGATCACTTTGTAATCCTACAATCAAATAATCACACTTACTTTTTGCTTCACGCAACATAGCAACGTGTCCGGCGTGTAGTAAATCAAATGTACTAAATGTTATTCCGACTTTCATCTCTTACTTTCTTATTATATTCTAATACTTCTTCGAGTATTGTTAAGTTAACGCCATCTACTTGTCCACTTCTTACAGTAGCAAGTGTGTCTTTTGGAAAACAGTGTCCTCCAAATCCTCTTTGACTTGTAACCGTACTATGACTATCGCCTATACGATCATCAGCACAAACAATATTTCTTACTTGTTCATAGTTTATACCCTTTGCAGTACAAAAGTCAAATATTTGATTAAAGAAACTAACTTTAGTTGCTAAGAAACTATTGCGTAATTGTTTTGCTACAATTAGTTCTTCTGGTTGTGCAATATGTAAATTAACTTTGCCAAGTGCAAAGCGAAACAAGTCAACCCAATAGTTTGCATTCGCTCCGCCAAAGTAAAAGTCTTTGGTGTTTAATATATCTTGTTTCCAAGTCTTTGCTCTTAAAAACTCTGGACTAAATGTTAAGTTCTTATTTTTACAACAATCAACTATTAACTTCCAGCCTTCAATACTGATTGTACTTTTAATTAATATATTTGCATCTGGACATTCTTCTATAACATCACCCACGTTAGTAACATCACAATAACCATTGTTAGTGCCAGGTGTACTTACACAAATAATAACTGCATCTGCATGACGCAAGTCTCCATAATGATTCTTATTTGGATCACTTATAATAATTTCGTGATAGTCTTTAAACAATTCCTCCATTGCTTGTCCAACGTATCCATATCCTGCTATACCTAATTTCATTTTGCTAACCAATATATCCAAACTAACATAGGAATAATAATTAAGAATTGTGGAGCAAAGTTAAGTATAATACTTTTCTCATTCCATTTATATCCTACATATATCCAACCTGCGGCTCCTAGCATTTGTACAATACTATTCCAAGGTGTTATACCTGCTACATGAAGTACCATTGCTATTAGTATTAGCACTGCACTTGTATATTTTACAATGACTATTGGCATACTAAATTTACTGCCTTGCCTGGTCCTACTTTACTTGGTAAGTCGCCGTGTTGTTCTATATACCAATTGATAACTGCTTTGTACCAGTTATGGCTATTATGATGTGCTTGTTTATTGAACTGATGAATGTTAACACTAGTTGCATCCATAGTTGCCAATGCTCTTGCACTTTCTAATTGCAATTCCCTAATTGATAAATTATTTAAATCCAATTCTCATATACCTCGTATATTTGCCTAAGTCTAACTCACCTTCGTATAAAACTTTAGACATAGGAGTTTGCTCTCCAAACTGCTCTAGTGTACCTGCACAATTAACGTGTTCAGGTAATTCACTATAATCATTATTTTGTAATATAAGTAATTTGCCTTCTGGTATTTTATTGTACCATTCTGAGAAGTTTTCAATATGTTCACAACTTGTATTAATGATAGTATCTGGTTCTTCTGTAACCGGGTGACTCATTCTATTATTTGCAGTACTCCAACAACTCCATGTATGTCCATTATAATTAATATTGTGCATATCTTCAGTAATTGCTTTAAATTGCCAGCCTTGTTTTACCCAATGTGCATTTATAGAATCTGCAACTTTTTCACACTCGGGATCGATATCAAAACTTCTTATATTATAGATTTTTAATCTATGAGGCCAGTGTCTCGATACACCACCTCTTTCTGCTAAAGTTAATCCTCTGCCGGTTAACAAATTGTCATCTGCTTGATAAGGTTTTCTAGCAGACTTATGAATTAACATAGATGCTAGTAGTCCATACCATCCTCCTAAAATAAAAATATTACCTAATAACAATCCGCCTTGTCTTCCGTACTCAACAGGTAAATCATCTCTTCCATCTTGAAACCATGCTTTATTGTTTAGTTCAGTTATTACTTGTACTATCCATTGTTTACTTTTTAATTGACCAATACTCATAGCATCGTTGAAATCGACATCCATATTATTCATTGTATTACTAATGTCTTTAAACATTGGGTCACTTGTTAACATATACATACGAGCAAACAAATCTTTGTCGTCATTTACATTTAAATCTTTCTTACTCATTTTCAAACCTTTCCTTTAACCATTGCCAGTTATTAATGTTTTTATAATCACCTGTATGTGCATACTTGCCATATTCTGATCCGGCTAATGCTCCTGCAATACTATAATCGCCAAAGTCTCCCTTGCCAACTGTACACCAAGTGTTTAATCTCGAATCTGTTTCAGCATCTTTTTGTCCAGGTATAACTTTACTGCTTAACTTAACACATTCTCTAAATGCCGCTTTCCAAGTATTAAAAGGATCTGTATCATAATGTACAGTACTGCCTACTACTTGATAAGGAACAAATTTTGTGCTAATTGCAGTTGTAAAGTCTACAACATTGTCTGGATCAACATCTAAGACTTTTTGAGTAGGGAATAATTTGATTCCACTATATCCATACACCAAGTCATTAACTCCGTTACGAGCTCTCCAAACATATACTGCATCTTTACCATACTTGTCTGGTTTAAAACTTGGATCGAATTCTTCTGTTATTAAGTTGTCACCTTCTATAACATAATACATTTCAGTACGAGCCATTTTTGCACAGGCTTGGTGTGCATAAGGTAAACCCAAAACTCCGTGACTTCTTCTTGCCCACGGAAACTTTTTCTTTACAATATCCCAATGCTTATCTGCATTAGGTTCTTCGTAACTCATAAAAATTATATCAAACATTCTTTTTTAACTTCTTTTGTTTATCAAACTGTTTTTGTCTATTTTTAGCAATGGCTAATCCTGCTTCTTGCACGACTTGTTTACCTGTTTTTAAATCATCCACTTGAACAAAATTACTACCTGGATATGCAACTTTCTTACTACAAGTTTGACTGCATATTCTAATACGTGAACCTTTTGTAGTACCGTGTTCATTTGCTGACCAACTAGATACTAAATCTTCTTGATAGAATTCGTGGTTCATAATATCTTGCCAATTACGTTTTGCTAAATTGTTCCAATCTTCTCCCCAAATGCCATCTATTCTTTCTTTAAGTTCATCATTACGAAATACTTTAAAACTATTAAAGTAACAACAAGGCCAAAGTCTTCCGTCCCAACTAACATGATATTGACTTAATGATCCTTGCCATTCACAAACTATAGGATCATCAGGAACTTTCACTGAATCTAATTCAAAGCCGTACCTTCTAATCTTTTTCATTTCTTTTCTACTCTTTAATAAAGTTTTATCTAAATCATTAAGTAGTGGACTTTTATTAATTCTAGTTCTAAATTTTTTGAATCCCATTTTTTTAGCAAGTTCTCTTGCTTCGTCAATTTGATGTTCGTTCCAAGGAAAAACTAAAAACTGCCATCCAACTTTTGCACCAGTGCTAATTAATGCTTCTGCGTTAGCCATAATCTTATCCCAACGACAATTTTTACGATACAAGTGATTAGTATCTTCTAATCCGTCTATACTAAACCATACTATATGATTTTTATTCTTTTGTGATGCTAAAACTTCTCCCCATTCTTTAACATATTTTGGAGTACGCATACTTCCATTTGTATGTACGCCTAAAAATATATCTGGTCGCAAATCTAAACAAAGTTTTGTTACACCAACTAAATCTTTATGTGCTAAAGGATCGTCAATAGTTCCTGTAAAATATATTTCTTCTAGACTTTTACAGTTAGTCATTACATTTTCAAATACTTTTAAAGGAAGATATTTCGGTTTACCTAATCCCGGTCTATTCATCATAGGCAAGTTTGTTATGTCAACATGAATTCCATCTTTGTGCATTTGTTTCAAAGTTTTAAAGTCAATAGTATTACGTTGACAACTACTGCACAAAGCATTACATACGTTGCTTATTTCAAATTGAATCATGCGTGGGTTAGGAAGATAATGCATTAACTACAAACCTTTACACCGTATGCTTGTTCAAATCTATCTGCATCTGCTCTGTCATTAACCATAGGTTCGCCTCTAATGTTTAAACTTGTATTAAGTAATATAGGACAACCTGTGAGTACATACCATTTCTCTAATAGTTCTCTACAACCACTAGGAAAATCTTTGCTTACTGTTTGTACACGACTTGTTCCATCAACATGAACAATAGCAGGAAACTCATCTGGCTTTTTACATTTCGCAACTACTTGCATATACGGACTTGTTTGTAACATAGCCGGCATTTCAAAATATTCATGAACGTGTTCTTCTAATATCATTGGAGCAAACGGTCTAAACTTTTGTCTACGTTTAATTTCATTTACTTTGTCTTTAATTTCAGGACCTCTTGGATCTGCAAGTAAACTTCTATTACCTAATGCACGTGGACCAAACTCTGCTTTACCACTTGCTACTCCTACAATTTTATTCTTTTGTAGTTCATCTATAATTGCATCAGTTGGGTATGCACCTGGTATAGGAGTACCTAAGAAAGGATTATCATTCCAATGTAACTTACTACCATAGGCAAGTGCCGCGGCACCTAAACTACTACCACAGTCTCCTGGGTTTGGCATAATCCATATATCATCAAAAAAGTGTCCTAGTCCTCTGTTATATAAACAATTAAGAGCAACTCCTCCCATATAAACTAAATTACGACTTACATTAAAACCTCTTGCTCTAGCCATTACGTTATCAATTAGTTTTTCGCAAACTGCTTGAGCACTTGCGGCTATATTCATTTCATCTGCATTTTTTAAAAAGTCTTCATCAATGCCGATGTGTAAATTGTTTTTTAATCTACTATTACTAAAGTCGTGTATTAACTTTTCAACTTCTGCTTGATGTTCTGGTTTACCCCAGCCTGCCATACCCATCATAATATATTCTTCATCTAATGGACGTAAGCCAAGTCTGTGAGTTAATGCACTGTAATACAATCCAATACTGTGTGGATACTTTTGACTGTATAACTTTTTGTATTGTGCTTTCATATTTTCATCATACCAGGCGTGCCATATTGTAATAGTTTCCCATTCACCAATAGCGTCGATTACAACCACAGTTGCATCTTCAAATGGACTAGTTTGAAAGCCTGCCGCCGCATGAGTCATATGATGTCTATATGTTTTAATTGCGTGTGTCTTAGGAAGTAATTTTCCAAACTGTTTCTTTAAAGCACCTCGTGTAGTCCAAGTACTACTACGGTCACCAAACATTCCTTGTCCAGCATATAATTCTCTTGTCTTCTTTAACCATGGCGTTTCATAAAAGCCTATAGCATCAAACGGTCCATAGCCGTCCATATAACTGTTTGCTTGATTAATAATATCTTCGCATAAATCTTTGTCATGTTTCTTTTTACTGTAACGTTCACTGTGAGCGGCAAAACAAATTTCACCATCTTCAACAACTGTTAAACCAGCATCATGGAAACCTGCACTAACACCTAATGTTAACATTTTCTCTCCAAATCTAAAGTTACGCAATGGTGTCCGCCGCCTAATGTACGACTGTGTGTTAGTTGTACAGGCACCACTGTAAACTTTTCTCTTTCTAATCGTTTAATTAATTTTGTTTGTCTTGGATCAACAATAACTGTATTAGGATCAACACTTAATACATTCATACCAATCCAATTACTAGCATATGGATAATTGTAAAACTCCATATCTTCTACTTCATTTACCCAAATCTTTTTCCACTTCTTTAAAAACTTTGGAAGTTTTGCAGTAGTAACTCTTTGTTTGTTTAATAATAATGTTCCTTCATTTAACGCACAGATTGTACTGTCGATATGTGCGTATGCGTAAACATCTTCCCATACATGAACAGTATACTCTTCGCCTAGTACGGTACTCAACCATTGAGCACCGGCTACGTTACCTGTTTGACTTTTTAAGTATAACAAGTCTTTGCCAAAACGTAAAACATTTGCGGCATCAAATATTGGAGTTGATTCTGTTAGATTACCTTTATCATCAAATACTTCGTGTACAGGTAAACAATGACGTGGTGCAGTTATCCACTTACAACCAGACTTGATTGCTTCGTGTCTAATATCTCTATATGCTTCTGTTTCGTGAAACCTGCTATGAAATAATACAGGCGTTTCGATTACAGTATTACCTACAACTAAAATAACATCACGTGGACAATAGTTATAAAAGCCATCTGCAAAATATCTATAACCGTGTACAGTTTGTTGAAAGTCTAAGACTCTTGGTCTTAATACTTTTACACCTAAGTCTTGTAATACTTTTTCAAAGTTTCTTAATTCGTGGTCTGTTAAATCTAGTACGTCTTGATTAATAGGACCTTTAGGTTGAGGAGTTTCAGTCCATTTACTATGTTTAGCAACTTCGTTAAACACATCATCATACTTTGGGAATCTTGCTTTTTGAACATCACCTAGTATAATACTTTTTAATGGATCCCACTCATTGTGTGATTGAATATTCATTGATTTACCTATTCTAAATTTAAACATTTTCGTATACTTGGATACGAAACTTTTTGTGGTTTTTGTTCCTTATAATTATCTAATTTAACAATACCTACTGCCGATTGTTCTGGAGACAAGTAGTAATGGTAACCTGGTTCTTTATATTCTTCTTTATCCCAAGGAGACACTTTTAAATCTCTTCCATCATACCTGGCACGAATTAGCCAATCATAGGCTTCTCGACTGTTTAATAGTATAGCACCTCCTTTGCCAATAGTCAATGGCTTTCCGTTGCCAAAACTCAAACATTTAAAGATATCGTTGTCGTGCCATATATCCTTTTCTTCATCTACCTCTGTAAACATATTCTTTTGTAATCTTCTAGCACTATCCCATATAGGATAATTACCTAATTGATATTCGCCTGTCCAATCTTTATCTTCAACTGAAAAAGTTAAATCTAATCTTTGTAACATCATAGCAACACTTAAATATGTTTGGTCAGGTATTGAAAGATGAGGAACATTTCTTGGGTGTCTTCTTTTATACCAACGTATACACAATTCCAATGCGTGTGTACAACAGTCAGTTGTAACTACATACGGAGCACCTGTGTACTCTGCTAAACGTTTTTCAAATTCAAATATAACGTCATATGGATCATTCCACCCAACGCCATATTCTTTTAGTAATTCCAGAACGTCTTGATTAATAATGTCCTGTAATTTGTAATGTGTATCTTGGTTCATAACCTATATTACCTGCACTATGTGGAACTCTACCTCTCCACATAATAGCACCTCCTCTGTGCCAGTTCATACTGAACTGATCTATTTCAAATAAGTGCCCTCGTTTTTTATCTTCTAAAAATACTAAACAACGTAAAACATCATCACTCTTTTCGATATTAAACAGTTGCTTGTATTTTGTAAAATGGTCTGCGTGTGGTGGCAGTATATCGCCTGGCATCATTTTATAAAATGTATAACCACAATCTTGCCACTCAAGTAAAGTACCTATGTCTTTTGCCCATGCAGGTATTCTTCCTTGGTCACTAAACATCATGCCTGTGTAATTTTTATGTGTGAATCCAGTTGCCTCCCACTTGGCTAATTGATGTTTATCTCCGTACTCAACTCTTTTGTAATCAAGTTCTTCATAACTATCCGAATCCCAAGTTGGATTTAATTGAAATGTTTCGTATTCTAAACTAGCGAGTTTTACCATAGTGTATTACTTTCACGTTAGGGTTACTTGTATAATATAATCTCCACGGATCAAATACAACCGTATGTTCGTCAACGTTTATTTCATCTTCTGGATGAACTCTAACAATAACTTCAACTGGATTATCGAAACCATTTACAAGTATACCACCATGTTTAGTTACATAGTGCTGTACTAATAAACTATAACTACCATCAGTGTATTCAACACCAGGCTTATATGTATCACTTGTAAAGTGTATATTGGTTCCGTGTTTTAGTATTTCTTTTGCCATGTTCTCTGCTTGAACTTCTCTGCTTTTAGCAATAGCATCAAACAAGTCATAACCTAAATCTAATCTTTCTGCTAAATGTCTTAATGCAATATTATCACGTGGGTGACAAGGTCCACCATCTCCCATACCTGCTTTCATATATGCATCACTTGTAATTCTATATCCTGCTTTTCCTAAACTTTCGGTTACAACATCTACGTTCATGTTACCAACTTTTTGTGCAACGTCTTGTATCATATTAACTAAACTTAATCTTGCACTAATAAAAGTATTGTAAAATATTTTAGTTGCTTCTGCTTCTTCCCAAGTACCGATGTTATAGTGTGGATCATTTTCCATTATTGTTTTATAAAAGTCTACTAATGCTTTCGCATCACTATCGTTTGGCTTCTCTCCGCCTATAATAACCATATCAGGATTAACCATATCCCAAGCAACTGTACCCATAGCAATTAAGTATGGATTATAAATGAATCTTGCTTTGTCTAATAATTGTGCAAACTCTCTTCTTGTTGTTCCAGGTAGTACTGTACTAATTAAAACAACAATAGTATCTTCTGTTGCATACTTGTTTATTTCGTTTAAACATGATTTAACATTGTCAATACCAAAGTCTTTATTTGGTAAATGTGTAATAGGAGTTTCTCCTCCATATGCAGGATCGTGTGGAGTTTGTACTGCAACAAAAACAAAATCTTTGTTCTCTACTGCTAGTCTTGGATCAGTAACAACATCAACTTTGTCACTATCAACTTCTCTAATGTCATAACCTGTTACTGAATGACCTTTGTCCACAATCATTTCTGAACAAATCATTCCTAACTTACCTAATCCAAACCATCCTATATTCATGTTAATACCTTCATAATATCTTTTCTAATTGCACCTGTTCTAATATGATTTCTATTATGTACAAGTGTTGGTCTCATATGTTCTCTTATTTGTTTTAATTCTTTTAGTGATTGTTGTTTAAGATCTAATAAAATATCAAATACTTTATCCATTCTTGTTATGGGGTCAAGTTCTTCGTCATAACTTTCGTCCCAAAATTCTGAAAACGTTTTTAGTCCCCAATGTTTTAATAACTCTAAACTATGTGGACCTGCTAGTAACAAAACTGCACTGCCTTGTTTCATAGGATCTAAAACTTTTTCACTTATTTGTCCCCAAGGGTACTCGTAGTTTGTTTCACAAGCAAGTGTAACAAAACTGTTTGTGTAATATTCTTCTACACCATCAGCCTGGTTATCACTAATACTATTTATGGTTCCTAGGCCAGGATTCATATGTTCTTTCATACTAACTTTTTGTAATGGTCCTGATTCTACACTTAATGGTATGCGTAGATTAAGACTATTTCTTCCGTTAATGATATCTTTATAGTGTTTGCTTTTTTTGAAAGGAAATTTATACACAACATCAGTTGCATCGTGATAATGTGTTACAGGTTCATTGGAGTAATGACGGTTCATAAAACTAACTGCTAAATGTCTGTGTTGATCCCAACGATATGTAAAGCAATTAACTTTATGTTTGATATCCATATTTAAACCGTCCCATTGTTCTCTATTTAAATGACAGTAACCCAAACTAAATGTGTCTAAAGGATAAATTGCCCAGTTGGCATATTGAGTGTTTTGGAGTGCATCTAACATACGATACTCGTTTGTAAATATTTTAAATTTACAGTTGTGCTTGTTGCACCAATTTTGTATCATATCAAATTCGTTGATTATGCAGTCTTGTTCAATAATACCTTCTGGGCAATTATATCTGGAGTGATTTTGCCAAACTGAAAGTACTTCATATAAAAAGAAATACACTGTTTGGTCTTTTACGTTAACCCTTGAATCCGACCAAGATTCGAACCAATGACAAGGTCCATTCAAAATGATATAAGGATTAATAATACCTAAGGACTGTAGTGATTCATCTACAAGAGGTATACTGCCAACAGTTAAAGTATCAAATGTACTAGTTGTAGACGTTGCATCTACAATATGCTGGTCAAGTTCTTTACTAATATTATTTATATAAATTGTGTTAAATTGCATCATACCAGCCCAAATATTCAGGAAAAACAGTTGCAAAGTCTGTACTTCTACGTTTATCGAGCTCTTGTGTATATACTTTAAAGTTTTGTCTATGATTGCTATGGTCAATACTACGTTGACTACGCCAGTATTCTATAATACGTTTTAACTTATCTGTTTCGCTTTTATGTATTAACTCTTGCTTTTCCATGGTTTGCATATAGTCTACAGTATTAACCATATACTGTTCAAATGTTTCATCTAGTATCTTAACATCCATCATTTCAGGATAACGTAAGTATGGAATATCAATGTACATACAATCTCTACCATACTGTTTTCTTAATGCAATTAAATCATGTAAGTATTCTTTAAATGATGTAACACTCAGTGCATTATAAGTACACATAAACGTAACAACAAAGTTATCATAATCTTTAAACTCTTTAAATACACGTTCTAAATTATTGAAAAACTTTTTGTAATCAAACCCAGTTCGTATGTATCCTGCTTTGTCGCCTTTTGCTTCTGCACTTGTATAAATTTCTAATTTTCTAACTTTTCCACTTTGTAAAACTTTATGTGCTTGTGAAATAAACTTGTCAAATAATTTATCCTCTACACAGAAGTTACTGTTAATACCTAGCAACAAATTTGTATTTGGTTTATCTGTATTAATAATCCAATCCATCATTTTAAAAGTATTCTTATTCATCAACGGCTCACCGCCTGTAACACGAAAAGTATGTAATGCAGGATATAAATCTGGCCACCATTTCCAAAATGCATCTACATATGGATTCTCTTCCCGTTCGGGTATAGGCATACGTCCTGAACGTTCTAACCATTCAATGTTATTGTAATTGTCTGTTGTACTAAAACCGCCATGTTGTTTGATTTCTTGCATCCATGCACTACTAATAGCAGGACTACAATACATACATTTAAAATTACAAGCATAACCAAAACTTACTTCTACATAAGTTGGCTGAAAGTTTTTATCCCATGAGTTATTTTTAATTGTGTCAAAGTGTTGATTACTCCAACTAAATGCACTTTTCAAATGTCTATCACTTAATGCATTTGGATCTGCATCTTCAACTCGCCAACAGTAATCACACTCTTTAGGTCTACCACCTTCAAGCATTTCTTTACGTTGTTGTTTTTTATATATTGAATTATGTAGTGAACTTGGATCTAATTTTATTTCATCAATAGGTACTTGATGTACAGGTGGGTGGTGACAACTATGTGCCGTTCCATTTTGTAAGTTAAGTGTTAACTGTGTCCATTTAGCCAAACAGAATCCAGGACCAACTGCATTCAGTTTCTCTTTCATCTCTTCTGGGTTAGACATCTTAAGCATATGTTTCTTTTAATATTTTCCAAGTAGTATAAGGCCCATCAACTTGATACCACTTGTCTTCAGGGTGTATCATTTTATCTGCTAATGGTTTATCGTTACCATGTTCGTGTATTCTATCTCCAAAGAAAACCATAGGAGCACCTATTACATCATAAACCTGTGCTTTATTTTTTCCTTTAAGATGAATATCAATACTAGTATTGCCTCCAAGTTCTGCTTCAAAGCCTGTAAATAACTCATTGAATTGTTTACATATTCTTATACGTTCACCGTGTTCTTTATCCCAAGCAAAATATTCATCACGTTGTTCACCAACTGCATTTCTTCCTACTGTACTAAAGTTTATAAGTCCAGTTCTTTTTTCAATATGATTACCAAATTTATTTTTGTATGGACTAAAGTCTACTTGTTGTGTTAGCCATTGATCCATATCAGCAGGAGCATTAAGATGTGTCGATTGAACTTCAGTTCCTTTACGCCACACACTATTACCTGCACATTGAAATACCATTGTACAGTTATCAACTATTTCGTGTCCAATTTGTTCTATAGTTTTTGCTCGATCACTACCAGTAACGATAAAAACATTTTTATCTTTCATCCATGAAAGAAGCCAAAGTCTAAAATCAACTGGTATTATTTTTCTACTCTCTGATAGAGTACCGTCTACGTCAAATACAAAATTCATTATTGTTCCACAAATTTAAGTAAGGTCATCATAGCCAAGCCAGTTACAGTAGCACTTCCTAATAATGCAATCCAAAAATTGTAATTGTATAATGCAACAAACATTGGAAAGAATATTAAACTTACTGTTACAAAGTAAACTGTTTGATATGAAAATGTTTTAAAGGTTTGATAGTCTACACCACTATAGTGCATAATAGTTAATGTAATAATACTTACTAAAGGTATTCCCATTATAAATGCACCAGCGGTAGGATTCTTTTGTGCTAGTGTACTTACAATACCAATTATTAATCCGCCTATAATAGACTTAATTAAAATATCTGTCATTGTTTTACTTTGTCTATTGCGTCTCTTAATTTTTGTGCACCTGCTCTCATTCCTTCTGGGTGCTCGTGTATTGCACCTCCAACGTTTGCCATATAATCAATACCAAAGCGTCTTGTAATTTCAGGAATAAGTTCTGCTGTCATACCACAACTTAATGTTGGTACAACATTATTTGATGATAGCATATGCATTGTTCTTCTTAATTCGTTTTCGTCGTCGCTTAAATATCCGCCCCACATACCTGTATGAATTGTATCAACTCCACATATACTTGCTAGTTTACAAAGTACATACCAACTAATACGATATGCATTCTTTTCACTGCTAATAGTTTTGTCGCCGGATTTTTGATAGTGTACAAATATTGGTAGTCCTAATTCATTAACACTTTTGTAAACTCCGTGTCCACTCCAGAAGTTAATATGTACTCCATTACCGCCGCCGTCTGCAACCATTTTAACTCTATCTAGTATATGTAAAGGATCAGAATTAATACAATAGCAGTACACAACATTAGAACCTTTCAAGGCCCGTTGTACGACGTCTATGCGGGTTTTAAGGGGCAAACAAGACGGGTTCGACATTATCTCATCTTCTTTAATAAAGTCTACTCCACCTTCTACAAAAGCAGTAATAATTTCAACTAATGCTTTCTCTGTAAGTCCTGTTTTAGGTTTAACAATACTACCTAGTAATGGCTTGTTATAACTACCTACTAGTTCTCTAAATCCTTGTAAACCGTAACGCGGCTTTTTAGCATCACATAGTTCAAAGTCAATATCTAAGTCTAGTAATTCACAACCGTGGATATAATCTATATCCATTTGTCCACCCATTAGTACACAAAGTAATTGTGCAATACCATCAGTGGGCCAGTCTATAATTCTATAGGGCCAGCATATTTTAACAATGCCTGATTCTTTACCTGCAAAGTCTTCTGGCTTGCCAATAATCTTTGCCGCATACTGACTAATAAGTTCAGGTGTTTCGTATTCGTTTCTTACACTAGGATTGCCTACACTTTGTCCTACGGCTAAACCAAATGCCGCACGTTGTAGGTCATTACCTTTTAGTTTGTATGTTGCAGTAAAGTATTCTTTTGGATCTACCGCGTCCACGTATATATCAAGCATAGTTTATTTTACCTTCTTTATTCCTTAATGTCAAACATAAACTTGTCATTAGGATCACTAATATTTCTAACAACTGTAAGTTCAACATCTGTTAAGTATTCTACTTGGCTAACTTCATAAGGATATAATATAAAAATATCACCTGGTTCAAATATCTCACCATTTAGTTTTATTTTACCCTTACGCATAACATTTATTTCAGTTCCTTTTTTGTGAAAATGATCCTGATGAAACTCTCCCTTTTTGTGTCTATGAATACCTACTTCAAAGTCTGCTTTCATTACACTAGGTTCAAAGTTTCCTACAAACCATCCACCTTTCATATCATCTAGTTTAAACTTTTTCATTTGTGTTCCTGTATTAAATTATATTCATACAATTCTTTTTCTGTATTTACAACAAGCATATCTGGATCATGTACGTCCATTAACTTTACTTCTTTAACATATACTTTACACATATCGATTAGTTCTGGATAATCTAAAACTAATTCGTTATCTAAAATAACTGTATCGTAATTACCTACTTCTAAAGTACGTTGTAAAATACTTCTACCATTACAGGCAACAACGGCAATAGGATAATCCCAACCTAACCATTTATCGTTTGATACAGATAGTTTGCCCATCCTTTATGTCCTTCCTCTAACGTATGTCCACCTTTACCTTGTTCCCAATTTTGACTTCTACACATATCAATAAAACTTGGCATAACATAATTTACTTCTGTTAGCCATGCAGGATCTGGTTCATCTAGTGCAAACGTTTGAACTAGTTTTACATTTAAACTTTTTGCAATTTGTTGTAAGTTCCACATACGTTCAAACTGCATTTGTTTTCTACTTTCTTTTCCTAATGTTGTTGTATAATACGGGTGCATCTTTTCAAAAGTTTCTTTTAAGAAAGGATCAAAGTCTTCAATTCGACTATGCCCAGGTAAGTTATAACAAACATTATGATATGGAATATATGCAGGACCTTGCCAGTCAACTGCAACTTCATCTCTTTCAAATGTTGTCCAACATACAACAACTAATAACTCTGCACCCGGCTTTGTATTACACCATTCACGCATAAAACGTATTGTACGTCTTGCTATTCGACTGCCACTAGTTCCTCGTAACCCCTCATTGACAAAGGCTGGTATGTCAAGTTTATCTGACAAAAGTTTTGGCCAACTGTTTTGTAATCTGTATGTAGGTGTATTGTCAGTATAAGGCAAACCTAGTTCGTCGCCTTCTGTCCAACTATCACCATTTGCATACAAACATTTAATCATGTTAACCTTTCCACCAAGTGTTATGATAGTTTGTTAAATCTGCTGGAGTACCTACAGGACTAAAATTATGTGCTTGTACTTCGTAAGGTTTAACAATACAATCTTTAATTGTGTAGTTGTAAATAGGTGCTAGATAAAATTCGTTATTATGCCTATCATTATTAGCAATCATTTGTTCAGCACCTTTAACAAATAAACTTCCTTTACTCCAATGATATAAGCCAACAGTAGCCATGTTACTAATTGCAACTTTCTCTGCGGCTTCTGTGATGTGCCCTTCTTCGTTAACCTTAACAAAACTATGTTTGATATGATTATGTGGGTAGGTCATTACCCAACTAACGTGTGGCTCGAGTTTACACTTTTCTAAAAACATTGAACTATCCCAATGTAATACTTGGTCACTGTTAATACTAATTAAAGGTTCGTCGTTGTTTATAAATTCTTTTGCTTTTAATAAACTACAAGCGGCTCCTTCTGTTACATGGTCAAGTGTAACTATGTTAACAGTTTCAGCAAAACTTTTTAAGTGTTCTTCAAGCCATGGATAATTGGTCATATGCTCTTGTTGTACAACAAAAGTATACTTGCCGTCAATGTCTAAACTTTCTACTGAACTTTGGATCATTGTTGTGGCACCAACTCTTACTAAAGGCTTTGGTATATCATAACCTGCTTCTTTGAATCTTGTGCCGGCGCCAGCCATGCCAATTATTATATTCATTATTTCCTACTTGTATATGTATGGATCTTTTTTCTTAATTTCTTTTAACTTTTTTCTATAAGCACGTTCAAGTTTGATTCTATATACAATGTCACCAAACCAACGTTTAATTTTTGTTAGTATACTCATTTAAGATTCCTTGTTGTAAATGTTTTACAATATTTGTTGCTAATAGTTTATGTCCTCGTTCGTTAGGGTGTCGCATAGGTGCTCTAACATCTTCAAGGTGTTCTACTTCCATTAATTGTCTAGTAAAACTAATAGGGTATGGGGATATTGCATCCAGCCATTTTATGTTTGCTTCGGGTGTACCTTTAACAAATTCTGGATTATCTAATGCGTATGTTTGTAATAACTTGATTCCTAGATTATCACATACTTGTTTTAGTAACCATTGCAAGTTAAAGAACTTATAACTATTTACCTTACTACTGTTAAGCATTGTGCGATTCATATGATAATCTAGCATTAACTTATCAGTTACATTTGGTTTAGAATTCATAAGCATACTTGTATATTCAACATCTAACGATTCCCATTCAGTATATCCATTGTCGTGCTTTCTTTCAACCGCAACAGGAAGTTCAAATCTTTCATATGTTGTCCATGCAACAATTACTAATAATTCTTCTGGCTTACCTTTATAATTTCTAACATAGTCTATGGTCTTACGGAATATTCTATCATTACTTCCACCACCTTGTCCTTCGTTAACTAGTTGTGGTATTTTTAATTCTTGTGCAACGTGCCAAGGCCAAGTATTATAAAATTTGTATGTAAGATGATCTGTAGTATCATCTTTTAACTCTTGTCCATAAGTCCAACTATCACCGTTTACATACAAAGTTTTCATAGTTGTGATTTTACCTTTTTAATTATTTCTTCATGCACTAATCTGTGTCCAGTATAATCACAATGTCCTGTACCTTTATCGTCTGGATAATTTTTACTCCAATACCCCCAGTCTACTGCTTTGTAGTTTTCTTCTGGAAGTATATTTTCAAACTCAGGTTGCCAACCCATAAACAAATGTGGTATGTTATTTTTCTTCATCAATAAATGACCCATTGACATAATACCATTGTCATATTGATTCTTTTGTTGCATATCAAAAAATTCTGCTACCCAGTCTCTTAATATACGCAACCTTTGTTCTGGTTCATGATGAAATTGAAACCATGTTCCTCTGTTGCGTCCTTGTTCAAAGAATGTATCTAAGTTTTGTAAAGTTTCGCTTTGTAAAGTATTATCCGTTTCTACAGGAATAGGTCTACGCAAATTCTTTCTTGTGTGCGTATCATATGGTGGATAGTCTTGATAGTTTAGATATTCTAAACTAGGTTCACCTTTTTCTACAAGCGGTTTATACCATGATGTCCTTGCGGCATTTGTCATTGTAATTAGTACAAACGGGTTATTTGTTTGTGCAATTTTTTCAACTGCATATTTTATTTGTAACCAAATAATAAAATTACAACAACCAGGCCTGGCTAAAACTTTTTGTTCAACACCAATTGCTTTTGCTGTAAGTCCTGCGTAACTTTTTTCAAAACAATCTTCATCCTCTAGTCCACTACCACAAGCAAAACTATCTCCACAAGTTACTAATAAGTCTACCATAAGTTATTCTCCTTGATAAAGCGATGCATTTCTTCTGCCCACAAGTCGTGTCCATATTCATTAGGGTGCATACCACTTATTACTTTTGCTTTATCATCTTTTTGTGTTATATAACTGTAGCAACTATGTGGTGCAGTATCTTTTCCATAGAAGTTTTTACTGCTTATTTGTTCCCATAGCCATCCATCATTTTGTCCATTGAAGTGAAAGTGCCAACGTGGATCTGAATTACCTACTTCCATCTTTTCTGTTTCACTATTAATATAACCTTTGTCTTCCCATTGATTAATTCCAGTTTCATCTACATTATAAAATGCTTGAAAGAAAGCATATTTAATTTTGTGTACTTTAAAAAAGTTTTCTAATGTAATAACTTGTTGTACATAACGATTAATATATTCTTCTTTGTTCCACAAGTATAATCTGTAATTGTCGAAGAAAGGTTGCATACCTCTTTGATGATATTCGTGATTAGTTTGGTTAGGCCATATAGTAGTCCAACCATGCTGATGTACATCAACTGGATCTCTATAATAAAAGTCTTTACGTTCTGGACTTGTTAATCCAACAACTACAAACAAATCATTTTCACAATCAATGCCTGGCTTAATATAGTGTTGTGTAATCCAACTTAATGTTAAACGCACTATTCTATCATTACTTGCCGCAGGATAAGATATGTTAGTAAAGTCATCTGCATCTAAAAGTTTTGCCAACTTTGTAGGCCATATTCTAGGAATACGATAAGCATTATTCTCACCGTCCCAATCACTAACTGTATCTGGTAAGTTAGGATCTTTTATTTCACTTCCAAATGTCCAACTGTCGCCTGCTGTTAATAAATGCATTAGTACGCCTTTTTAATTTCTTCAAATTGTGTTTCAGGATCTAAATCTTCTACACTAGTTCTCCACAATGTTTCTAGTAGTTGTGGGTTAACTTGTTCTAATTTAATGTTTCTTTTCAATGCTTGTTGATAAATTAAAGTTCCAGGACTTAACATACTATCTTCTGGATCTTGCATATTGCCATTCATTAATTGTAAGTAACGTGGAAACGCCTCCCAATTATAATAGCGAAATGTATCACAAGCAATATCCATACTAGGACTATCTCCCCAAAAGATAATATCACTTAATCCGTGCTTGCCAACATCAGTATGAACTAAACCTCTGTTACCAATACTGTAATAAATTGTTCTGTCTTCAATTTGCCTATCGCCAAATGTTTGTCCATTTGGAGTTAGCATATCGTATCTACATTTGATAACTCTATTATATCTAAACGCACGATGTATCTCATATCTACGTTTCATAAAGTTTGCGTGTTGTATACTGTACAACATATTACCAAACGGTCCACTGTGATTAATAGGTTCACTTACTTTAAAGTCTACTAAAAAATGATGACTATTTTCAATGTGTGCTTTTAGCAATTCAAAGTCAGTTAATTTGTGTACATTGTCTCCTGTTGCACTCCAAGTATGACAAAATAAATCTGCTTGAAATTCTTTAAAGTATTCTAGTATGCGTGGCATAGCCTTATTAAAAGTTCTTAATTCGCCACTAAAACAAATTGCAGTATTAGACTGTTTCATAATCACCGCCCCCTGTCATGTGTTCTGCTTTTGGTCTTACTAATTTTATTGGTGGATAAATTTGTTCAAGTTTTAAATTACATTCTTTTAAGTAGTAAGCAAAAACGTGTTCCGGTCCATAGTGTAAATCATTATTCATATTAAAAAAGTTAATAGGGTGTCTGCTAAAATGACTAAAGAAGTCACAACTAACATCATACACATCTGTTGGTGCTTGCCAATATAAATCGCCGACTCTCATTCTATGACCTTGTTGGTCAAATCCTAAATGTATAACTTGTACTGTATCTTTTTTTGGTTCTGGTACTTGCCATTGTTCATCAAACATAGTGTCCCAACGAAGTCTAATACACAAATCAAAGTTACTGTTGTTTTCTATTTCATAACGCTTTTTCATAAATGCAGAATACATAACTCCGTAAAATTGACTTTGATAGTTTACATCATGTAATGCTTGATCCAATCCTACTGGAAACTCTATTTGTTTCATTACTGTTAAGTCTAAATTTGGAAGTTCTCTTTTTAATTCTTGTATTTCGTTATTACTGACTTCTTCTAAGTCGTCAACGCCTTTTGTAACTTTTACAAAGTTTGGAGCACTACGAGTTGTCCACGTGTGTCCAAAGTAATGTACTTCATGTTCACTAAATGTTTGTAACCAAGTAGGTAAACATTTACGCCAACTTTGTCTTAACTGTCCACTTAAACAAACTGCTATTTTCATATTACCACCATCCTAATACTCTGCCATTACCTACAATAATAAACAAGCAAGTAACAATATGTAATAATACCCAAAAGGTTCTTATTACAAGAACTTTTTTATCATAAGGTTCAGTTTTTGTATCGTCGTATGACCCTAGTGCATACATCCATATTTTTAATAATTCTTTTACCATTGTATCCAGTTATATATTCCACGTATTGCTAAACACAAATACATAAGTTCCATTAATGCTCTCGGAATGTCTCGGTCTTTGTAACCCATGTATAGCCAAATGCTACAACTTACACAGGCAACTGCCCAGCCCATCCATTGTATTTCTGCATTACCACCCGACAGTAGAAATGCACTTAACATAGCAAGAGCAAATCCTAGCCATCTTACTCCATTAAGATTTTGATAAAATCGTATTTTCATACTTGCTCACCCAATCTGAACAAATACCATAGCAACCTTTTGGAATAGTATCTTGTTCTTGTTGCAAACAAATAACACTCATGTTAGTAACTTGTTTGTAAGGATATGTCCAAATATATCCTCTGCTTGTTAATGTTCGTTCATCTTGTTCATGCCAAAAACAATGTATGTTGTTTCTTAACATGAAGTGTAATGCTTCTAGATTTTTTGCATGATTCCAAAATGCTGGATTGCTTATAAAGTTTGCAGTAACTTCATAAGTTGGTTCATCATGCCCTAACCAAATTTTATCTTTTATTACCCATACATCAACTTCGCAGTCATATCCCTTATCAACTGCGTGGATCAAATACTCTGGGTTATTTTCTCTTTCAGTATCTGGTCCTACGGTGTTTCCTCTATGGGCAATTAGTTTCATTATTTTTTACCTAAAAACCTTTTAGCCGCTTGTATAGGATTACGCAAACCTTCGTAAGTTTCATCGATAAAATCGATATGCTTACTTAATTTCTCTAGTAATAATTTTTGATTTGTTTCGATTTGTTGTAATCTAAGATTAATTATTTCAAGTTCTTTTTCTAAATCTTTATCCATTACTTTTTCTTCCTATCTGCTTCTTGCTCTGTAATCATAACTCCAAAACGTTTTGGATTCTGATACACACTTTTAAACCAAATACTTCCTTGTGCATCTAAGTCTGCAACTCTAAAGTGTAAATCGTTTCTTAATCTGTCACCAAAATCTTTTATTGCTCGACGTCTTACGTTTTCGTCTTTGTATGCTTCTAATTTTTCTTTTACAAACGGTTGCATAAAATCATAGTCTGCAATATGTGTATGATCCCAACCTTCTAAGTTTATTAGTGTAACTGCTTCTCTGGCTCCAAGTATTGCCCAATCGCCATACTCTATATCCATACCAACACTACACCATACACTTAAACGTTGTAAGTTCTTAATGTGATTCTGTTGTAAGAATTTATTCTTAGGGGGAAGTATACCTCTGTCCAATGACATTTTAGTACCTTCTCTAAATCCTGCTCTGTAAGCCTGTTCGGCAGTTTCGTTAATGCACACATCACTAAACGTGTCTGCCATTTGAAAGTATGTAAGCATCCAACAAAAGTCTACACTATGAGCACCGTCTTCGCTAACATCATTCTCATGACTATTCATATTTTGTATGATATGTTTGGGCCATAATTTTAGTCCACCGTTACCATATGCTAAACTGTTTACTACATTATGTCCGCACCAACTAAAAATAAAATCTTTTTGTTCTTCTTCATCTATTTCGATAGTTTGTTTAAAGAAGTCTGCATGAACTCTATTATCGCCGTCAACTGTAACAAGCCTGTGCTTTTCGGCAATCTCACCTGCTTTGTTATGTGCGGCATCAAATCCTTTTACACCGTGTACACGTTTTGCCCATGGGCATTTACTTAACAAGTCTGCCCAGTTCTTTTCTGCATTTGGTTCATCATAACTGATGTACACTACATCGAAGTCACTAATTGGATAAGTCTTTTTCATTTTCTACTTCCCTATATGCAACAAAACTGTTTAAGTCTTGTTCCGTTAATATTTCGCAACTATCGATATTTTTATATGGTGGAATATGATAGCCTTCATCTGTTGCATTATGTAAAACTATTTCTGCAAGTTTTCTCATATATTGTCCTTGTGGTACTACAAATATTCTTTTTGGTGCTGGTAATTGATTAGCCACTTTTATTTTTAGTGTACGTTCGTCTTTTACAAATTGTAAAGTTACTAATCTATTTTTAACCCATAACCTTGAATCTAATTTTGGTATGTTAATATTTTTCTTACTATTATCAGCACTAATATCTACAATAGTAACTGGATTAGTTGTTGAATCCACAACAAAATTATGTATATTACTATTCTGTAATTCTAAAAACTTTTCTTTATTGATAAATGTATGATGTTCTTTTTTATGTTCTTCGATGGGTAACGAAGACATACCTAAAACTTTACCAAGCATATCGTAATATAGATAAAATTTCTTTTCTTCTTTGTTTGGTTGCACACTGCCAAACTTTTCAGACATTAGTTTGTTTAGTTCATTTATATCCATTATACGCCTACTTGTTTTTCTAATTTACTTATTAGTTCATCAGTACACCAAGTTTTGTCAACATAATGTACAGGCTTTGTTTGATAGTAGTTATTAATCCACAAACCTTCGTTATTATATTGTCCATCTAAAAATTCAACCCACGGACTATCATCTACTGTATAGTTTAATAGTCCTTGACATTTACTTTTCATATGTACAAAACTAAAACTTTTAGGTGGTCTAACTTTATCTTGCCATCCTAATAATCTAATTGCCATGCCATATACTTCATCAGTATATGCAACGTCATTGCCTTGTACTCTCATAAACTCGTTTGCATATTTTTCCCAGTGTCTGTAAATATCTTCAACTTGGTTGTAGAACGTTAGTGCTTCATCGCATTTACGAAAATAAGTTAAGGCACTATAGGCATTATAAAAGTTGTTGGCTTTGAATGCTCTTCTATAATATAAGTCGTCGCCAACTACATCTCTAAATGTATGAACAGTATCACATATAGCAACACCAAAGTTTCTGGCTTTCATTGCCTCCCAATAATAATTTACATCAACTGTAAATAGCATATCGGCATCAAGTTTAATTGTTTCATCATACGGTGTCATATGATAAACTTTCCATTCGTTTTGTAACTTCCAGTTATGCATTATTGCTTCATCTGTCCAGGGGATAATCTCAACATTGAAGATATCTAAATAATGCTTGGGCAACTGCTTCAAATCTTCTTCAGTCATACCTACTGTTAAATCTGTAGGACCTACGTTTTGGCTTGCTTTTAAACTTAATGCCAGTGCATATGCCATCCGGGGATAATCCCCAAACTTTTTACTGTACTGTGCGAAAGTAAAATATCCTTTGCTCATGAATAAATCTCCATAAACTTATCATAGTTTCTTTCTATTTCATGCTTGTTTAAACAATGTACATTTGTATCTTTTAATAATACAGGAATAGTTTCTGTATTAAGAATAATTTTTCCTTTTGCAACATCTAATATATGTTCCATATTAAAACTATTAATTTGTCTTACTGGTAATGGTTTTATATAATCATCTCTAAACCCGCCTACAATATGACTAGCAATCGCGGCAGTTATATCATTACGATAATATGAATATGGAACTCTAAATGATTTTCTATAAAAATCATAATTCTCTTTTACATACTTTGCAACATCAAACCATTCTTGTGTTTGTTTACATTTACGAAAATACATAACAGTAAACCAATGTACTTTAGGAAAGCCATCTTCTATTACTAATTCATAAATATGTTGTTGATGTTTTGCAGGTATACGAGTATGTGTGTTCATTAGCATAGAAGCAGTATTACCCCATACAGAATTTAACACATCATTTTGTATTAGATAATCACTATCGATTAATAGTGTTTCTTCAAAAGGTGAGACATCGTAAGCAGTTAATCTATCAAGATTGTGCCAACTTACTTTTTTAAATTTACCGTCAATGTATATTGGTCTAGTATTAATCTCTTCAACTTTTTCTTTCCAGTCTACAACATAATCAAACAAACTAACATCTTCTTGTAATTCGTCCTTAGGCGTAACTAATGCTACTGGGACGTTTAAAAAATGTTTTGCAAGTGTCGCCGATACTTTAGCCTGTTTTATATAGTTAAAGTCTGGATTGTTTTTAGCAAAGAGAAGAACACCTTTATTCTTCTGTGAAGTCATATTCTACTAACTCTTTGACTGTTCTTGCTTTTCTTATTCTACGCATCTCTGCTAATGCTTGGTTTTGCTCTTGAGCATATTTTTCCATGCATTGTTTTTTGAATTCTTTTACGTTAGTAATTTCTGTTGGATTGTCGTTCATGTCATTAATGACAGCAGTGTCATAACCAGAACGTTCTAAGAGATCTAAGAAGTTTAGAAGCTCACTGTTGATCAAAAACAGTCCGCCCAGGTGACCTACCGTGAGCTTCTCTTTGACTACTTCTTTCAATAACTGTATTTGATTTTGTTGAACAGCAATATACTTTGATTTGTCGAATATTGAATCTATATTTTTCATCTTGTTTCCTATAAAAATAGTAGAGTGTTACTCTACTATTTTATATTATAGGGGATAAAAAGTCAATCTAATTTTTATAAATTAGAATCCTGATACTTGTGTAATTGTTGGAGTTGCTGGTGCGTATTGTGTTGATTTTCTAAAACCTACACTTACAGCCGTTCCACTTGATACTGTATCAGCAGTACTTGGTGCTGTTGCAACGTGTTGGTCAACAAGACTGATGTTAAAGTATACTCTATGGTTAGTAGTATCAATCTTTGCTGTCACAGACACGTCGTTGGCACCGTAAGCGCCACCACCAATGTTAGTACCTGTAAACATTGCCTGGTAACTACTTGTTAATGAAGTGTAACCAAGTGATGCAATAGTACCAGATGAACCAGTTCTACTGATTGCACCTTTTTCTAATTTCAATGTACCGATTTTATTATTAAAAATGTCTCTCCAGTCATTATCTTGTGCTGAAGAACCATTTGGATGTTGGAAAGTTAAGTGAACTTCACCACCAGCATTGAAAAAACCGTCTGCGTGTGTTTGACTTGTAAATTGTACATAAACTTCTGCATCGATTGTATCTGTTGATGGGTTACCCCAAGTACTACCTCTAGTACTTGCAGTTGCACCTGCAACTGTTGTTTGCTCACTTGCGTCAACGTTTGCTTTGTTTGTATTAATATCTGCTACTGCTTGTGATAAGTTAAGTGTACCAGAACCTGCTGTACTTCCATCTAAGGCTTCAATTGTGTCACCTACTGCTGGGTTTGTACCTGGCAAGTTAACTGTAGTACCTTGGTGTGTTGCCGCTTTTTTAACTGCGTCAATCAACGATGCCCAAGAACTAGCACTTACTGTAGCACTTGCACTTACTGTTGAAAGTGCAGAGTCGCCGTAGCCGTCGCCACTTTGATAAGAAGCACTTGGACCTACTACACTGTTAACCGTGTTAACGAAACCGTTGTAGTCCGCGGCTAAAATAGTATTACCTGAACTATATGTCATTGTTAATATCCCCTATATATAAGTTAGTCGTTTGTTAATTAACCTTAACGAAGCACTCTACAAGTCCCTCGTTACTAGTATATTTATTTTCAAGTGCTCTACCGACTACATTAAAGGCTGTAATTTCGTCCTGACTACCGGCTCTTGCTAGTCCATTACCTGCACTAACTAATCTATCACCTTTACGCACCTCGCCAATTACTCTTACAGGAACTCTTCCTGAAATAGCAATAGCAGGGTGTGTATCGTTGTCACCTGCACCGGCATTCATTAAGTATGCCGCTCTAGAACTGATTACGCCAAAAACGTTTTCAGTATTTTCTTCATTTACTTGAGTAATTTCTTCTGCACCACCTAGTGCCATTAGTGTACCCGGTGTATATACGTTGTCAGCCGCAAAGCGTTCTGCCAAGTCAGCATATTGTGCCGATGTACTTTGTCCACTAAATGTAGTTGCATGAATTTCTGCAAATTTCACTGTGCTTGAACCTAAATCATGTGTGTTATCTGTATCAGGTAGAATGTCGCCAGTGATAGTATTACTACCGTCTCTTGCTAATCCACTTGATGAACCTAATTGTGCATCAACATAGGCTTTAGTTGCAACACCTAAGTTTTGTGTTGGGTTTGCTAAAACTAAAACTTCACCAGTTGCACCATCAACAGTAATACCTGCTTTTGCTACACCGCCGTCGTTAACACCTAATATTAAGTCACCGTCTGATGTTACGTTTTTAATTGTTACATCAGAACCACTAACACTAACATTTAAGTCATTGTCTGCACCAACTGTAAATGCGTTAGTATCTACTGCTACTGCCAATGAAGCAGAAGTTGAATCTGCTTGATCAGAACGTAGATAGTTTGCCGCGGCTACACCGCCTAATGCATCTGAATCAGTTGCTGTTCCGTTTAATTTGTTGTTTGAAATATCGCTACTTAGATTATATCCTGGTGCGATACTTGAGAATCCTGTAATTGCTGGACTTGGTGTAAATGATGCATCTTTTGATACGATTGCAACAATCACATCTGAGATCATAATTTTTACACAAACGTGGTCATTTGCACCATCGCTGATTGTTTCAACGATAGGACCACTTTGTCCTGAACCAGAACTGAACGCTGGACCAACTAGTGTCCAACTTGAACCGTTCCATATTTTTAACTGCGAGTTACCAGTGTCCCACCATAGGTCACCAACTACGCCACCTGTTGGTGCAGATGAACTAGCAGTAGATGAACTAACAGTTTTAAAGGCAGTGCCTGTGTATACTTTTAATAAATTACCTGTAGTGTCCCACCAAAGTTGTCCTGCCAGCGGAGTAGTTGGAGCACTAGTCGCCGCAAAGTTCTCTAGTAGGTGTACAAAGTTCTCGTTTAACGCATCTCCGTACCCACTATAGTTTTTACCAATAAGTGTCAAATCAGTAGATGAACTGTCAATAGTACCGTCATTAACTGTTGCTAATACTGATCCACTTGTTTTTTGAATTGTATAGGCCATTTTTTATTGCTCCAATTTAATGTATTTATTCATTTTTTAATATATCCACATATTAACTTATAGTACTTAGATTGGTTAATGTTTGAATTCTAACTGTATAATCTATCTGAATCAGTCTGTTTAGGGACTTTTGTACTGGGTGAAATACAACATGAGTTAATAATTTACCCGTTCCTACAGTTCCGTTCCAAGATTTTAGTCCTAATTCGTCGAATACGTAGGTACTTTCAAAGTTACTTGCATTATCAAATGCGGCTTGCCCACTTGGCTCACCGTAGTCTAATAAGCAACTAACAACGATATCTGTGTAAACCAAACTACTTGTATGGCTTACCTGCATTTTATTTCTTACTGGATCAGTGTTTAAACTACTAGTATCATCAACTACTTTATAGTAAGTTGGATTATACAAGTTCGCACTTTGTCCAGTATTATTGGCTGGTAAGTATGTGATAACACCTGTTGGGTCAACACTAGTACCACCATTACCAAAGTGCATTTCATGGATGAAGCCATTAGTTTTATTTGCCAGACAAAGTGCAAGTGCCTCACTCATATTTTCGTAATGAATAGCATTACGTTTGTTTACAAATACTTCGCCACTTTCAGGATCAAAAATCTTAATGTGTCCTTGTACCTGAACTCCGCCTTTTTCATCTGGTTGCTTCATTTCTTTAATCTCTTTTTCTTTTTCGTTTTTATTTTGTTCTTCTTTTTTCATCTTTATATTTTTAACATAATTTCTACTAGTTTGTCAACAGTTTCGCTTCTTGTTTCTAAAGCAATACCTACCATTGGACCGTTACCATTCATACTAACTTTACCATCAGCGATAGCATATACAGGTTGACCTTTTGTACAAGGACCTGTACAAGTAACTGGTACACGACCAATTAATGCTACTGGCATACCTTCTGCTTCACTATTCATTAAGTAAGCAGGGTTAGTAGAAATTACACCAGCAATAAATTCATCGCCTGGTTGATACTTTCTAATTTCTTCGTCGCCGCCGATTACTACAACATCACCTGGCTGTACACTTTCATCATTTTTATAAATTTCAGCCAAGTCAGCATACTGAGCCTGTGTAGCCGTTCCGCTAAATGTACCACCACTTAAAACATCTGTGCCTGGATTATATTGTAAATTTGTGTTTACATAGATGTCTTCATCGCCAGATGTAGCATCAACAAACGTTACATAATGTGCCGCTGAAGTACTAGTTGCTTGAATATTTATCTTGTCAGCATTTGTGGCATCTGTAGCCGAAGCGGCGTTAGTGGCATTTGCTACAGTTCCAGTTAAATTAAGTGTTACTGTATTATTAGTAATTGTACTTTCAATATTTGTACCACCCGCGATTGTTAAATTATCTGTTCCAACTGTAACTGTGTCATTTGCTCCTACGTCACCTGCAATAGTTAATACTGAACTCAATCCAGAAACTTGTGAATCAACATATGCCTTTGTTGCCGCATCTTGAGCCGCAGTAGGATCACCCATGCCTGAAACTTTATTTGTACCCATTGCAATACCACCTGACATTGTTCCACCTGCTAATGGAAGTTTTGCATCAAGTTGTGTTTGGATTGAACTAGTTACACCATCTACATAACCTAATTCAGTATATGTTAGTGTACTAGGTATTCCATCTAATACATTTAATTCTGTTGCTGTTGCAGTTACACCTAATCCAGTTAACGACGCTGAACTTTCATTAACAAAAGTTAAAACACCATTACCGTCTGTTTTTAAAATTTGGTTTGCACTACCATCAGCAGTTGGGAAACTGTAAGCACCGTTAATATTAAGTGTACCTGTTGTTTGTACACCTGTATTAGTAGTTTCAAATTTCTTACCTTTATAACTTGAAGTGTTGTGATAAATTTCTGTTGCACCAGTTTCATATGCTTTAAGATAATTGTCAACACCGCCTGGCGTTTCAAGAACCATAGTAGAACTTTGTAATCTTAAACTACCTGTTCCGCCATCTCTAATAAAACTGTGATTACCGTTGTGATAAATTCTTAAATCTCTAGCACTACCAAAGTTTGCTTCGGCATTGTCCGCAAATTCTATTCGGTCATTTGAACTATCCCAAACTGCATTTGCTGAAGCGCCTGTTAGTGTAAAGTCTCCTGCTATAGTAACATTGTTCGGTAAGCCAATTGTAACTGTATCATTTGTTACTGTTGTTTCAATTTCATTTGATGTTCCTGCAAACGTTAAAGTTCCACCAGTTGTGTATGCGTCAGTTCCAGTATCGCCTGCTAAATTAATTGTTGAACTAACTCCGGATAATTGTCCATCTACATAACCTTTAGTAGCCGCATCGGCTGTTTGTGTTGGTGTAGCAATATTAATAATTTTTTGATTTTTATTATCAACATCTGCACTTGGATTCCAACTAATATCAATTGTATTGTTACTGGTGTTTGCGTCAACATCGATTGCTGTATCAATTGTTCTAATTGTATTGAATTCTAAATTAATACCTACTTTTTGTTTAAAGATATCTCTACCTGTACCAACATTACTACCTGTGTTTGCTTCACCACCTGAGGCACCTGGTGCCGCCATTGGTTTCCATGTACTGCCGTCCCAAGTTAAAACATCACTTGTATTAGGTGTATCATTATTAACATTACTTAAACCACTAATTGCTGTAGCACTAATTCTTGTATCTACTAAACTGTTAGAGTAGTATAAGTTTGTTGAACCTTGTGTTAAATCATCTGTAGTAGCCGCCGCTATTCTGGCATCTGCTCTTGCATCTGTATAATATAGATTAGAACTACCTTCATTAATATTATCAGTTGTAATAGTAATATTTCCAGATAGTCCGTTAACGGCTGTAACGTTAGTATTTTCAATCGTAGTTACACGTGAATTTAAGTCAGTAAAGTTACCGTCTAACTCTTCAAAAGTTAGTGGTGTACTTTTTGTATTACGAAGTGTTATAGCCATTGTTAAATAATTCCTGCTTTATATGTTTATTTATTCATTAATTTTTACATAGTTTTCGTCAACATATCCAGTTGCTACATATCTACCACTTTGGTCAAAATTCACTGCCACAAGCGGTGTAGTACCCTTACATTCATTAAGGAATTTAGCCTGTTGCGGGGTTTGATACTGTATACTTTGTGTATCTGCTGGCGTATACCATATATTACTGTGTCCGTCTATAATTTCTTGTCTACTA